ATGCTTTTTCATTAGCATTTCCATTTACGTAGTGCAAGAGCCTTCCGTGTAGGACGACCCTTGCTGTCTTTCATTGGCCCTTTGACACCAGACATGCGAGCGCAGAAGGACCGCTTGCGTGGTCCGCCTTCAGGCTGTGGTGCCTTCAGGTTAGACCCTGTAGCTCTGTTGTATTTACGCCGACCCTTAGCCGTCAAGCCACCAGTCCGCGATTTATGTTCGCCAATCTTAAGACTGACAGAACGTGTACTACTTTTTGTAGCCTTTGCCACCTTTCTTGCCTCCGCAAGAGCCTTTACCTTTATGGGGCATCAATTCATACCCCGACGACGACGAAGCTTTGCAAAGTCAGCAGCTTCAATCTTCATAGAGTCACCAGCTTGACGAGCAATCATCTTTTGCTTTGGTGACAATTTTTTGTTTTTCTTTTTAGGCCGACCAACTTTGGAGCCATATGTTCCAGGTCCGTAAGGCATGATTAGAAATCAATATCAGATAGTTCGAGCTTACGCATAATGTCATTCCGATATGCAATGTCACGTTCATAACGTGGATCATTCATAGCTTGAACAAGTTCAGCTTGGCTACGGAAACCTTGTGAAGAATCAGTAGCAGCACGACCTTGAATAAGCTCGCCTTCAGTACCTACGGAATCTTGATACCGAAGGGCGAGAGCTTGAATTGCAAAGAAAGCTGCTTCAGCATTACCACTTCCCATGATTGAATCATAAATATCAATCTCTTGTTGAGTAAAGTTATCCTTAGCCCAACCAAGCAGGTTGTTATATTCTTGATCACCACCAACCATATTTTTTAGTTCAGTGGCGGTCTCTTCGGTAAGAGTGGTTGCTGCATTATTTTCCATCTGACGACGGTAGTCCAAGTGCATCTGGGCCAGGTCAGTGGGATCAGCTTTACTAAGTTCGTCGAGTAGTTCATCACTGAATTGATCGTTCAGCTCACCTTCCCAAAGACGGTCAAACAAATCACTGTCAGTTTCTTCAGCCTGCTCTTCTTCTTCTTCGACTTGTTCTTCTGGTTCTTCACCATCAGCGCCAAGTTTCTTTTGCAATTCAAGATATGCAGATTCTAGTTCCTGTGCATTCTTATATTTGCCAGCCAGCATCTGTTCATGCTGTGCTTCAAGTTGTTCACCTACTTGCAGAGAGTCTTGTTCTTCTGCATTCAGTTCACCCGGACCATTTTCATCCGGGATCATAGACATTACTTCAGCCATGTTTGAGTGGGTAGATTTTATTCAGGTAGTTGTTCTGGAGTCAATGCTGGATTCTTAGAAGGGTCCATTGCTGGTGTCTTCATAGCATCAATCTCCATTTGCTGTTGTTGCATTTGCATCTGCTGCTGAATAGCAGCTTGACGTTCAGCTTGAACCTCATTCATTGACCGAACAAGATTCAGTACGTCAATGCCCTGCGATGCTGCCAGTCGTTTAATCACTTCATCAGTGTTGATGAACTGTGCAATAGCGTCTGGTCCCAAAGTACCTGCAAGTGTTGTTAAGAAAGCTCCAAGACTTTCACGGTCTTGGCCGCGGCCTAGTGCATTGACACCTGCAACAATAGTAGGTTTGACAATGTTTTTAGGAATACGCGGGATCTCGCCTTTGCGTTGTGCTTCACTAAGCTTACGATTCAGGTACGGAACAAGGAAGTCAACAGTCAGCAAACTAAATAGTCCACCAAGTTGTTGTTCAAGTTCCATTTGAGTCATCCGTACTTCTTCTGCAGTAGTACGTTCTGATTGCCTGACATTTAGAATAAGGAATGCTTCACTAAGACGACGTTCCAAAACCTGTGTCATTTCAAATGCAGTACGGAAGTCAGCAGTTTTACCAACTTGGACTACACCGACATCATCAGGACGACCTTGGATAATTGCACCGTTACCTGCTGCAGCAAGTGTGCTGGGTTTAGTTGTACTAGAAGGGCTCACAGTGAACACAACCTTTGCGGCTGCTGCACTGCCCTCAACCAATGCTTGGCTAAGACCTTCAAGTGACTTGAGGTCACCGATAAATTGACCGACTCGACCACGCCCATAGCTTTCACCATCGACAGTGTTGAATCGAAGTGGGATCCATGGAGTGGTATTGATAGGTGCTTTACCTTGTGATCCTTTTACAATTTTATCAGAAATTTCTTGATGCCAAACAAATCGATTGTTGTCACGTTTTACATGAGTATAGACATCAATGTCATCGTTATAAGATGTTGATTCACTGACATTTTGTGTGTCAGTAAAGAAATCTTTTGGCAGTTGATCCTTCAGGATTTTTTTTGAGATACGTTCTTTGGTGACAATTTCAACCACTTGACCGTTTCCGTCCCGATCCACTACGTAGCGATTCAGAGGGTAGACCTTCAATCCATTTTTACTCATAAAGATCAAAGCATTACCTGCACAAACCAAATGCAACAAAGCCTGGTGTACCGCTACACGGTCATCAGAAGCAGCAATGGATTCCAGAATAATACGTTCAATCTTAGCAAAAGACAAATCAAGTTCAGATTTAATTTCTGGTCCGAAGTCTTGACCCAGCTGACTTTCATCAAGCTGCAATTTAAAGAAACTGGTTTGAACAGGAAGCAACGCAAGCATCAATTTAGATGCAAGAGTTACGCAACCTTTCGCGCCAACACTTTGATAAGGTGTCTTTAGTTGTTTCATACCCATGGTGTACTCTTCGTGACCACGGATCAAATATGGAAGTGTCAGTTCTGATGCTTGACGAGCTTCTTCAAGAAACTGAGAACGATCGCTGGCTAAATTATCATATCTTGTACGTGCTGACATTACACATTAAGTCCAGAAATTTGCATTAGACGGTCACTAGCACGACCGAATGTTCCACTAAGTCCACCAATACGTTGTGGTCGTGCCTGAGTACCAGAACCCTGGTCGGCAAATCGAATGCCTCTACCTGCGCGGATAGCTTGATCACGACCATAACCAGGACCCATCATTTGTGCGAAAGCTTTCCTAAATTGATTAGTCAATTCTTGGAAACGAAGTTCACTAGCTGTTGCAGCTTCTTGCCTAGCTTTCCTAGCTTTGTTAAATCTTGCCTCAAATTCATCCCTGCTGACACCACTAATTTGACCTAGTGGAGCTTCCGGCTCAGCTTCAGCAGCAAGTCTATCACGCATCTGCTGCCTTAATCTTTCTTGCTCTTCGATGCTAGGGATATTAGATACAAAATCAGCTTGGGCTTCACGTGCTTGTCGTTCCTGAGCCAGACGATCTAGATATTGCTGCCGCAATCTTTTTTGCTCTTCGATGCTAGGGATACCAGCTGCAAAGCTTGATTGACTTGCCATTATTCTTCCTCCAAGTATTTAATGACCCACTCAACGACACTACGTTGACCAGATCGGTACATAATTTTTTGCATTGTATCGTCAGGTATAGGGTTAGTAGGTGGAAATGTTTCTTCTAGTGCATGAACAAGTCCCCGAGAGTTCATCCCGAGGACTTCAAGCATATTGGGGGAGGTCATTGTTGCTATGTTCAAAAAAGGCTGGAACACGTGAAGCCCGAGTAAAGGACAGCTCAGGAGCTTTACCCTCATACATCAGACGATCACTGGAATCCATCCAAAATTTTTTGTTTAAATGTTTTGTCGGATTGCTCGTAGACAAAGGCTGGAGCACCCAACTCATAGTTGCCTTCCTGAGATTATCAAGAGAAGGACTGATGTTATACCCCAGCTCGCTATGAACCAGACTATTGGTAGCCACATGAATTTGTTCGTCTCTAGAAATATCTGCGCTGACAGTTCTCATGCCAGCGTCACCAAGACTGCGAAAGAGTGGTAGAAGAACGAAGAAAATCGCACGTTCGGCCACCATCGCTTTGGTAATTGTGTGATCTGGATGCGAAGTCCAAGCATCACGAAGCCGTAACGCTTCAGCTTCAGCTTTTTGATCAACCCCGTGAGCGGTGGCAATGAAACCAAGTGCGAGGTCATGCTTTTCTTCGTCCTTGACGTTGGACAGTAGTAGCTCACGCGCCAACGTTGGTACTTCAGTGGAGAGAGCTTCATTAATAAACTCTCCCACAGGCAGTTCCATGTGTCGCAAGGCAAGGGCACGCTTCAATACATCTTGTGCCCCCTCCTTGATTGTACCAGCATTTGTTTGTACTGGTGTCCAAGTTCTTTTTCGTTCGTATAGTTTTTGATACGGGTTCATTCTTGACAATCGCAGGTTTGTTCTTCATTTAGAATATCTGCAAGGTACTGGTCAACGTCATCTTGAAGTGCAGCATAAACATCTGACTTATCTTGAGTGTCTCCCATGACTTGTAGACTGTAGTAAAGGGAGGTCTGCGGAGATTCCAACCACTCTTCGATAAAGGCTTCGTCATATGTAACGACATCACTCCAACTGTTGAAGCTATACCCGTGAAGAAGTCCCGTGCGGTCGAGCATGGTCATGATGCCATCAGCAACACGTTTGTAGTTTGCCCAACCAACTTCTGATCCGATTTCTACATCGCCATATTCATATGTCTCGACACCAAAGGTGCCACTATCCCTGTCTACTGTACGCCCGACAGGCGGAGCGATTTCTGGTGTACAAGTATAACCATCCAAATCCTTGCTTCGATAACTGCAGGAGGCAGTGGGTGCGATAGCAAAGGCTCGAACCATATTATGAGACCTAGCCATTGCTGCGGCAGACTCAATACCAATGGAAAACTTAGACGCCAATTCATAGGCTGGTGTGCGTACCACATCGCCTGCATTGTATTGGTCCAGAGCAAAGCCGAATTGCTCATAGGTTACTCCGTACCGCCGTAGGAGATTTGCCAATCCCAACATTCCGAGTCCGACTTGTCGATCGGTTTCGGGCGGAAGATACTCTCCTGAATCGCCAACGCCAGTTTTAGCATGGAGGGAACACAACTCCGACATGCCTTGAACAAAAGCTCCTGGGATTTCGTCGAACTTACAGGCACCAAGATTGACGTGCTGCAACAAGCATGTTCCGCGTGAGGGCAAGTACACTTCCAAACACACGTTACCTCGGATTCGGTTTCCTTCGTTGTCATACTTTACTTTGTTGAGCCAGACATCGCCAGCTTTGATGGATTGTAGAAGTTGTTCCTTGAACGTGCACGCCTTCCACCAACCTTCAGTGATGTTGATGCATCGCTTGACCCAAGGAAGTTCTGTTCTAGGAGTTTGAATAAATTCCAGTGCATCAACGTGATTAAGGTCCAAATGACAAACCACAGCACCATTCTTATAAACACCACCACGCCTCAAGATTTCGTTAAGGGTTGAATAGATTTTAGCGAAGGAGACTGGTCCAGATGCAACCAACCCTTTTCCATTTTCTTGACCTCTGGGTCGCAGTTCCGACAAGTGGACCGCGCAACCTGCTCCGAAACGTAGAGCATGTGATACAAATTTCCAGGATGCTTCAATGCCATTTTCTCCCTCGATAGAATCTTCTACGGTAAAAACAGTGCAGCTGACAGGCAACCGGGAGGTAGGGTCGTCGATCCAAGACTGGACTCGACCGGTGCGTGCGATGTATGAGGTGGTCATTCGATAATAAGGTCTTTCAAATTTGGTGGCTGATAGTTAGGTCCTTTCATGACCTTACCATCT